CAAAACCGCGGCATAAGTCACAAGGTCGACGCCAACCGCGTAGCGATCGCAGACCGGGATGTCGGCGGCTGGGATCGCGTGGCGCCTGCGATCGAGCTCTTTGAAGATCGCGCCGGCCGGCTTCACATACTCACCGAGCTTGAAGCGGCGCATTTCCTCGTCGGGAAGATCATCGAGACTCGCAATATAGTCCGGAGGTAGGTTCATCACGTTGTCGACCGGATTCATGAGGAGCTCGGCATAGTCCTCCGGGCTCGACAACGGCTTGCCATCCTTCGCCTCGATCCTTTCGTAGAATAGCTTATGGATCCAGTGCGAAGGCGCGGGAGGATTGCAATCAAAAAGCATCTGGTTAATGAATCCGGGGATGACCTGACTCTTCCTGGTCTTCGCCGTCGTGTAAGCTCGATACTCGATTTGTGAGCACTCGTTGAGGTAGATGATCGCGAACCCGCGACCGAGGATCTTCTCGATTCGCTCCTTGTCATCGAAGCCGTCGACATAGAGCTGCGACCCGTTCGCCATGGTCACGATTAAGTCGGTATTGTTGCGGTGAAAGAGCCCCGGCTGGTTATAGCTATCGATGATCTGCGGGAGTGATTGCCGCCACAGGGAAGCCTTTGCATCGGTGAGCATTGCGCGGCCGGCGAATAGCCGCATCCGGGGGAAGTGCAGCCCGCAGCGGATCATCCATTCGAGAATGACCATTGTCTTTCCGGATTGCGAGCCGCCGTCAAGCAGCACATATGGTTTCATTTTCAAAAGGGTGAGCGCCTGTTTCTGACGGTCGGTGAAAGTGATTCGTTTCATTCGGTGGGCGGTCCGTCAAGATCCTCGTCGAAATAGACGTGGAAATCTCCGCGGGCCTCGACCGTTCGAACATCCCGCCAGCGGTCGGTCCGGTTGATGAGCCAGAACACATTGAGCGTCGGATTCGGCGGGAAATATTTTGTCACTCGTTTCGTGACGACCATGGGGATGTCTTCGAAGCTGATCTTGCCGTCGATAATCATCTGCAACGCCGACCCGTCGAGTTTCGGTAGTTCTCGCGTTACCTCTTCGAACTCATATCCGCAAGCAGCCTTGAATGTAGCTGCTTCGACTTGTTTGTTCGGAAGATCCTTCCCCTCGTCAATTGCTTTTGCGAACTCCGGATGCGCTGCCTTCCAGCGGTAGAACGTCTTCTGAGAGATGCCCATCTCGGTGAACATCTCCTCGTCGGTTAGTCCGGCCTTCGCCCAGGCACCCGCGAGCTTGACGTGCCAGTCAGCGCGATACCGAGTCTTTCCGCCGTTGCGCGGAGTCTTTGTTGCTTTCTTTCCGTTCGTCGCCATCATTCACATTTTCGGTATCATCTTGGCCTGCTCTCAGAGCACCGAGATTCTCAAGCGAGTCGAGCACGCGAACGGCAGTTCCATATCTATCGAACGTGAAGCCCCGGCCTTTCATCCGGATCACGTCGCGGATATCGACTTTCGGAAACTCGGTCACTCGCCCGTCGCTGCAGTCGTAAAGCTCGAGAGGCCCGTTGACCCACATCGAAAGCAGATGCGCTTTGAAGTCTCGCTCATGTCTCGGGTAACGTGCGCCGTTTACATCCTCAACGATCTCGAAGTCAAGATCGCTCTCTGCCGCTGCCTTCACTGCGATGAGCTTCCCTGATTTGTCGTAGCTCCAATAATCCGCGCGCGTCTTTGCCGGGTCTTTCCACCCGAGATCAACGCCGAGCATGAAAATCGGAGAGTAACCGAGATACCGCGCGGCGATGATCGCGTTGTTCGACGTGTTCCCACGATGGCGGAATCCGACCTCGAGCATCGGGAACATGAGCGGCAGAATGTAGTCGAAGTATGGATGCCCGTCGAAGGTCCTTCGAAATAGCCATGCTTTGCGGTGCCACTGCGAGAGCACTCGTGGCTCGACGTTCGGATGCGTGATGAGCTCAGAGCGCGTGAACCATTTGGAGCGAAGGATCTCTGAACGCCCGGCGAGCGCATCATAAGCGCAGATGTAATCCGGCTCACGGCCGTACATCTTCGCGATGAGCGCATTCGTCGGACCGGCGAATAATCCGCCTTGCCAATCTTTCAAACAATCACGTGCAGTCTCGAGACTCGCTCCGGAACCGAGAACTATTGCCGGGGTCGCAGCCACCTTTTTTATATTGCCAACCGAACACCCGCCGTCGTTCTCGCGCTCGGTGATATTCGGGTAGTTCAGCGCTGCGTTCTCAATCCATCTCGGGTACCACTTCTTGAAGTATGGACTCTCGAGCAGATTATCTTTCGTCATCGGTTCCCCCTCTCTTGTCCGACGTGATAAAGCTTCGTCGCAATGTCGCTCGCTATTTGCAGCAACCGCGTTGGCGACAGCCTGAAATCCCTTGCGATGCTCGACAGAGGAGCCCCGCCCGCCACGGCCAATGAGATATCGATATCCCGATCGAGCTTGCATGTGCTCGGGCCGGTAACCATATCAAGATCCTCGATCCGCGCCGAGAAAAAGATCGCGGTTACTTCACTCCGGCGTAGAGGCTTCGCATGATATGACCGCCAATCCCTGAGCTCAACGTCCCTCGCCGATCTCTCGGCGTGCTCGATCACCGCAACCAACCTGTCGGACATTCGCCTTGCGCCGGCGGAATCCGGGGCTCGGTAATCGCAGATTCCTTTGACCTTGCCGATGGCCTTTGTCTGCTGCTCGGTCCATCGAATATCGATATGCCCGTTGAGCAACGGCAAAACATCGCATCTCATATCGCAAAGAGCACGAGCAGCGTTGCGATAAAGACGAACGCCGAGCCGGCGTTGATGGCGTCTTTCGCCTCTTTCTCGCGACTCGCAAGGATCGCATCGAATGCCGCGAATGCCTGCTGGAAAATACCGAGACCGAGTACTGCGACCGCGATCTTGGCGATGATGTGACCGATCGTGATAAGTATCTGCATAGTTCCCCTCCCAGGGTTCACTCCGTGATGATCAGCAGCCCTCACAGCGCAGCTGACAGCGAGACGACACCTCGATGATGATCTGTTTCGGCACAACCTGCTTCATCGCTGATCCTCCAACCCCTCGGGATGACCGGCAGATTCCCGGATCTCGACGGCCTGTGGCTTCGAGTTCGCCTCGAGTCCATCTACCCGCACCTCGAGCGACTTCAGACGATCCCACAGCCGCCATTGGTCGAGGCAACTGAGATGGGCCGCGTGCTCTTCCCCGTCCTGATCGACCGACATTCTCGCTTCGAAGTGTGCCGGGCCGTTTCGATCCTCGACCTCCTCTCCGCAAATCTCGCAAATCACTTTGCTCATAAATCACCCCCCAGTTTCACATACTCGCGGCAGCTTCAATGCGCCGCATGTAGGCCACGGTCTGATCCGGAACCGTGTTGTGCCATACCGAACCGATGCCCGCGTTGTACGCTGCAATCGCCGAGTGCCAACTGCCGAGAATCGCGTGCAGATCGGCAAGGTAGGCGAGCGAGAGCCGGGCGTTGTCGTAGGGGTTCATCGGATCGGCCCATTTGCCCCCGTTGTAGCTCTTGATCATGATCAACCACGTGCGGGAGTTCGGCTGAAAGAGTCCGCGGTCAACGGTGCCGTTCGGATTCACATGCTGTGCGTAGGGATTCCATCCCGACTCGGCCCAGGCCAGCGCGTCTACCAGGTTGCGGGGGATCGCGTACTCGTCGGCTTGTCGATAGACGTAGGCCACGAGCTCCGGCGTCACCCCTACGGGAGCGGTGGGCATCCAGCACAGGAACAGGGCGGCGATCACTTGTCCTCCTTGGCGTAATTCCAGAATCCTATAATCGCGTCTCTCGGATGCTCCTTGTGGCCACCGAAATGCTTATTTGCCCATGTCATCGGCTGAATCTTGAAATCAATTGGGAGCCTGGTAAGCTCTTTCCCGAGCAAAGTGAACGCAAGGCAGGTCGATTCCCACTTGTCCACCTTGAATCCCTTGGCGCCGATCGAACCTCCAAACATCGCCGTGAACTCATCGTCATCAAGCATGATCACCACGTCTACGTCTCGCCATTTTTTCGATCGCGCAGAACTACCTACATGATAAGCAACGTGCCCGAATACCTCGTTGAGTGCTTTCCCAAAAAATAGGCGCAGTCTAACCGACCCTTCAAACCCGACGCTCACTCAACCACCTCTATTTTGTTGCCGCATCCACATGCCTTAGAGCCAGGTTCAAGTCTTGCCATCGCGTTATAGACGCGTCCGCATGCTGTCCACCAAACAAAGGTATCGATCCCTTTCAGACCTTCAACCCTGTGCCACGCGCATGCTCCTGTTGCCATCACATCTATCTCGCGGAGTAATCTGCGGCAATATTCCATCACTTTTTTGCGATTTGGTTGGTTCTCCATGTCGCCGAAAAGCGCACAGCGTTCATCGTGGTCAGCCAATATGTCCTGGAGCGCCTTTATCAACCTCTCAACCTCGGTCATCGTGTTCCTCCTCAGGAGCGGTGCGGATGGCTGAGCTTATTGAGTCACAGGCATTGTTCCAGCCCCGACCGAACTGGTCGCCGTCGTTTTCCATCCAGTCAAGGAGCCGCATCTTGTCCTTCGCGATCTCCGCGTCCTTCTCTCGCTGCTCGGCACAGCCACATTCACGCCCTTTCTTATGCCCTTCCAGATAGAACGCCGCCGCATCTGACCAATTAATCGGGTTCTCTTCTTGATTGGCCGCCTCTATCGCGTAGTCGGTATTTCTGACTTCCTTCTCTGCTTCTTCAAACGTCATCGTCGGTTACCTCCGGGTATTTGGCGAGCACGGACCGATTACGCTCGATAGCGAAGAGTAACCAATCCGGCCATTGCACACCCAGGACATGCTCTTCGACTCCTTCCGTAATGCTCCGAAGCGCATCGACCGCTTCTGTGAGGGCGTCGTTAAGAACTATTGCGTGATGGTCGAATGACCCGGGTCCCGGCTCTGTGCCTGCTGCAAGATAGTTACGTTTGACGTACGCCATCTCGCGTCTTGTCGCTTGGATCTCGTCTTTAGTTGGCATTCGCGACCTCCTTGATCTCTGCTCGGATCCACGGGTATCGGTCTGGCGTGGTAATTAGCTCCCCTGATTCGACCATCGCCGTTGCTGCACAGGCACGCTTTTGATGCTCCGTGATCCAGAAGACAGAAAATCCCTTGTGCACCCTCACTGCTCGGCGAATCAGCTCCTTTTGACCTTCACGTGTGCGGGAATCGGGAACGTCTTTAGTTGGCATCGTCGGGCTCCTTTCTGCGGTATCCCAAGACCAAATCATCGGGGCTGACGAGCAGCCAATAGGGAGATGTGGCAATCAACACGCCGTCTTTTCTCGGGAATCCGTCATACTTTTTACCCCGCGTGAGAACCCTGTCACCATCAAGCATCACATTTCTCAGGGCAACGTATTCGTTAAAGACTGCCATTACGTCTCTACCTCCTCGGTGTGGGAAAGGGCGGCGCTCTGGTCGTCAGGAGCAAATCTCCTCCCGCGATCACACTGAATGCAATGGCAATCCTCGTATGTCGGACGGTGAGAGAGAATGATTCCACGAATGATTGACTTTCCCTCTTGAATGGTCTCTTCCAGCGCCTTGATTCGCTCGTTGGCGGCGGCAACCTCGGCGGTGAGGGAGTCGATATAGTCCACAACCTCTTTAGGGCGCGCAAAGCGTGAACCTCGATAAAGGCCATTGGCCCCTTCATAGAACTCTGGTTTTTGTCCCATCACTCAGCCTCCTTGACGTGGATGGGCTTGGTCGGCAACGGCATCCAGTAATCGTCATCGTTTACCGTAAGCCCCTCGTCGAGATCATCTCTGTCCCAATATTCCAGACCGTTGTCGCCTTGGTCGAGGTAGAACGCCTCTCGCTGCACGACTCCCTTGAGACACAGCCATACCCATTGCCCTATGAGCGGCAACCGATCCTTGGAACACCTCCACTCACACACCCCCTCGTCGGGCGAGAGAGAGCGGAGTTCTTCCGAGATAGCATCTTGCGTGAACCGAATCGCAGCGGTGGTTTCGAATCCGTATTCCTCGGAAATCTGCGGGTTGATATCTCGGTTTTTCACATACCAAGCGCACTTCTCCACCGCCTCCCTGAATCCCTGCTCTCGGGCAGACTCGGCGTTGCGGGCAGCGTCGGCCAGTTCGTCTATGTGCCGCTCCTCATCAAAGGTCAGACACGGGTTGGCCGTAGTTCGTTCGTGTCGCCACCACCGAAGCGCCGCTTGCAATCGTGAGTCAGTCATGACTGTTGCTCCTTTGGGCGGTGGTGAATGGCGATGATGTGGTCGCCACGAGTACTTTCATAGCCGACTTCCCGATTGAGAACATAATCAGTTAGGCCGCTATCCCACTCTGCTACATCCATCCCTTTGGGTATCGCGTCCCACTTGATCTTGATCGGCTTGGCGAGCGAGACGGGTTCGATGTGGTCGAAGGTAGAGTAATCTTTCGCCCTCGTCCCTAGGTCCATCCGATGCCCTTCTGAATTGTCTCCGTCGTACCACCCGACAAACGGCCTACCCGGTTTCGTGTCACCATTCCACCCGTAGCACAGCGTTCCCTCGGGGATCTCGGGGTCGGTGTGAATCCAGCTCATTGGCACTGTCGCATCATCACTGCCACCCGCACATATGATTACTACATGACCAGGAGGGGCAGCACCATTCTTCATCACCTCACACTCTCGCGCAAGCGCCTCCTCACCGTTCCAGTAGACTGTCGCTTTCATGATTCCTCCCTATGGCCCCACGTATTCTGGGAACTTTGCGTACTCTTCTCGGCTCATTTCCTTGACCCGGATTGTGAACACGTCGCCGTCATCAGCCTCTTCGAGCCATGACAAAATGCCTTGCACCTTATCTTCTACGCACGGGTTATATCCCGGTTCCGGTTGGATCTCGAATACCTTCATCTCTCTCCTCCTCCTTCGCTTTTAGGTATGTCACTCGCCTCTCACTCGCTTTGACGACGCGAGATTCTCGACAATCTCTCCGAGCTTCCGCGCCGCCTCCCCTCTCGGCAGGCATCCGTCATCTTCGATCTGCGGCCGCGAGTAATCGGGCGTCCTGCCCTCTTCGTGCTCCGTGTACATCCGGTTGACGATAGGCACCATGTCGGCAATGTCGGGAGGCTTGCCGTACTTGGAACTGACTTCGAGCTTGAGCTCCGAGAGCAGCGGTGCGAGCATCCACGCCGGCAGGTGCTCGGTGTACTCGCGGATCGAGGGCAGCTGTCGTTCCGGCCAGGGCCCGTAGTACTTGACGATCTCGATTCGAAACTCTCGCTCGGTCATGCCTCTCCCCTCGCTATCCGCTCAAGCTGCGATTGCTCGGATCCGGTTCCGGCTACCGCCTCATAGAGATCGTCGAACAGTGCCGCGCATCGCGCCGGCGTGAACGGCTGTTTCCGCATGAACGCCCTCCCGCTTTGTTTCTCTTGCCAGAAATGAGCGATGACTCTCGCTACGAGCTCCTCGGAATTGTCGGGCGCTCTGATCGTGGCTTTGCGCACGAGCTCGCGGATTCCGTCGCGCTCTTTTCGTAAGTCGGTGAATAGCCCGGTCTTTGACTCGAAGGCGGTCTGCACGAACTTCGAGAGCTTCGGGTCGTCGATGTCTTTTCCGTTCGGTCGAATGATAGGCGGATCGAAAGGCCGGTCCTCGTCGTCATCGAAAGGATTGTCCTCCGCGGGGGCCTCTTGGTCCGGTTCTTGCTCTTTGCGCGTGCGCTCACGCGAAGATAGGCTCTCACTGTCTAAATCCGTATCTCTATCAAGATCAGAATCAGAATCAAGATAGCTCGGGTCCTCCGAGGAGGTACCTATAAGGTCTGGTACCTTATCCATAGGATATGAATATTTGACTTCGTGGAGTTTTTTATGTACGTCGCTTGGTACTTCTGTAAGGATTTTCTCGATTCCCATCTTGATCGTCTTTCGGTCCTGCCATCTCTGGTGTCTCGGCCAGCTCGGGATGATCACCCATTCGCCGAACCTCACCGCCTTGTTCAGCCTCGTGAAGCGCATCCACATCTCTGATATCACTTCGTCGGAGAAGCCGGTGTCAAAACCGACTCTGCGGTCGGTAATCTTGTAAACCCCCGCGATGTTAGTGAGCGGATTCGTGAGCAAGTAGATGTAGAAGAGCTTCTCCGACGGGTCGAGCGTCTGCACCCATTCGTCATCCCAAAAGCTCGTGCTGATGTACCTCTGTGTTGCCACTCAGTCCCCTCCCAGTTCACTCGTTCGAAAGAATCTCGCGAAATATCATCTCGGCGATTTGAGGGACAATTGCATTCCCGAGTCCTTTGAGTCGGTCCAACCTGCGGGATATCCCATCATGAGTTCCCACAGCTCCGGGGTCAATTTCATCGCCCAATCCTGGAACGCTCGGTATGCTCTCCACTTTCTCATTGACGGAGCCATATGATTTGCCGTAGCTGTCGGCGTAGGCAACCATCCAGAATCGTCCCCGGTAATGAGCTGCACCCACTGCGGCGGATGGTATGTAGAGCGCATGAGCCGAATATCCGATTTCCCGTAAATCTCGAACCGCTCGAGAAATCGCTCGGTAAGAAACGTTCTCTGCGATGACCCATTCTGTATGATTTCGCCTGACGACTCTAAGCATTTCTGGCCACAAGTCGATGGCGTTATTGCGTCCTCGAGCGGCGGAAGAGAATGGCTGGCATGGGAATCCCCCGGTAATGATCCATTTCCCGTCTGGCAATTTACTGATTGAGCGAACATCTCCAAGGGGAACAGCGTCGGGGAATCGTCGTTGATAGACTTCGATGGCATAGGGATCAACCTCCGAGTAGTAGTGATTCTCGACCACGAGACCGGCCCAATATGCGCCGAGCGCAAAGCCGCCGATCCCCGAAAACAGGTCGAGATAGTTCCACTTCACGTTTCTCTCTCATCAATCACGTTCGCCTTGATTCTTCCCCGCCCGTGGAGAAATATGCTCACTCGTCCGGCGGGCGTGTCGATCCCAAGCCACCAGTCGCCGTGGTCGAGATTCTCCAGGTGGACGAACTCCGCCTCATCGCAGACAAGCTCGTCGAGCCGCTTCTTCTCGTCGCGTCTGATCTCGGTCATGCGTCGGCCTCGAAGAGTTGCTGCTGGCCTCGCGCGTTGTGCATATTCTCTCGCCTCCGCTTGACGTGATGTTCTCGGTCGTAACCGAGGTGGCATCGCTGACACAAGGCAGCAAGCCGGTCGTCTTTGACGTCGTGGTTGTGCTTGTCGTGATCAAGGTGTGCGGTAGTCAGCACTACCATGCTTCCCGTCTCGAAATGCAGCCGATGGTTTTCAGCTCCGCACCATTCACACCGGGCCTCTACGACGATCCTTCCCTTATGGTCCCGGCGTTCTCCCGCTCGATGCAGGATGCGGCAGCGAATCTCGCTCCAGTCTTTCGGGTACTCGCTGTAGTCAATCGGCATCAGTCGTTCCCATCCATGCGCCCGGCTCTCACAGCAACCACCACACAATCGCAATCGTCGCGAGCACCACGACCGCCTCGAAAAGCGCGACTTGCCAGACCGGCCTGAGCTTCACAGCCGTGACCTCAGCTCGGGCGCAATTCTGCCGATCGAATCGGGATTGACGAGCATGTGCTCGATCGACCAGCCCTTCGGCCGCTCAGGCCCTTCGTGCCAGCCGCATCGATAGCACTGGTAACTTCGCCCGTTCGTCGAGAGGTAGTTGATGCGCCCGTTCTCGAAGCATCGCGGGCACGGGCGGTAACAGAGCCACCAGCCGCGAGGTGCGAATATCCGGTATCGTTTGATCTTGCCGTCTGCCGTGATTTGCATCATTCCCCTCCCCGATCGCATAATGCCGGGGGCCGTCCATGAGCCCCCGGCCGACCTCTTTGCTGGCACTTTGTTAAATGATGCCGGGGGAGGAATACTGGAATCCCCCGGCGGTAAAGGAAAAATCTGGCCAGTCCATACGAACAAGGCGATGGGAGCGGCCGGCCTTGCACCGACTGTCAACAATAATCCGCTGACCACCGGGCGCCGTGACAGGATCTCTGCCATCTACTCAATAATTTACGCCACGCTCCCTAGTTGCCGAGACGCAGGCTCAGTGAGCCGACCGGGGAAAAGGAGGAAACCCCGGCACGCGGACACGTCTCGGCAGTGCACTTTTTGAAATCGTCGGACTCAAGTTCCCCTCGATGCCAAAATCGGCTCTGTCTCCGCAAGCTCTCGCATCACGATGCGCTGCGGAATCATCTCTTGGATCTCGGGCGAGTGCGTGATAACGATGGTGTGCGTTCGCCCACTCTCCGCGTGAGCCGCTTCGAGCATTCGGAAGTACGCGAGCTTCGCCTCGGGGTCGAGCGCTCCGTCGGCCTCGTCCTGGAAAGCGGTAAGGAATCTCATACCCGTGTTGCGATCGCGAACGATTGAGAATGCGTCATAGATCGCTCGCTTGATCCATACCGACTCACCGCCTGAGAGCGTATCGAGCTCCTGCTCCTCGCCGTCGGTGTGCACGACGATCCGGAAGTCCTCGATCTGGTGAGTCTTCGAACCCGCGCCGCCCATCCGCGTTGTCCTGAACTCGATCGAGAACCGCGCACCGTAGGCTGCATCAAGTAGACGGTTGGCGACATCGGCAATCGAAGGGGCGAGTGCGTCAAGCTCGAGTGCCTGTATCCCGTTCGGCCCGCACGCCGTCTCAAGCCATCGCCACTCCCGGGCATCGGTGAGCTTCGCCTCAAGTGCTGTGCGAAGCTCCTCGAGCTGTCGGCGCTTCTCGGCGAGATCGGCAATCTGCTCTTCGACGTGCTTGAGGTCGGCCCTCATCTCGATCAATGCCGAGTTCTTCCGCTCGTACTCTTCGCGCTTGCGCTGCAGCTTCGTCTCGGCAAGATCGGCCGCTCCGAGCAGATCGGGGTTGAGTATGACGTTGAGATAGCTGATCTCCGTCTGCAATGCGCCGATTTGCTCCTTCAGATCAGATCCCCGTTTTCTCGCCTCCTCGATTCTCACCTTGGCGTTCGATGCCCCCTCGACGATCTGCCGCGCCTCAGCCACGTTGATCTCGGAGAGCTCGCGTTGTACGGTCACGAGTCGCGAGTTGTCGTAAGGTTCATCGTCGGTCGGCAGCGGCCATTCGAGCCCGGCGATCTTCTTCTCGACCGCTTTCCGTTCGGTGCCGAGCTCGATGATTCGGTCGTTGATGCGCTCAAGTTCTGCCTCATTGGTTTCGAGCTCTGCCTTCGCGTCGTCATATTCGGCGATGAGCTCCTCGCGCTTTTCATCCGGCAGCAGCTGGCCGCACGTGGGGCAGTGTTCGTCGATCGGCTTCTCGAGTGTTTTCCTCAGAGCATCGGCGGCCGCTGTCAGTTGCGCTTTGCCCGTCTGCACCTCCGCAATCGCTCGATCAATGTCGGCCGCTTCGTCTTTGAGCGCTTGCTCACAAGATCGAACAGCCTCTCTCTTGTCGTTGTACTCAGACCGTCGTTTGTCGCGATCTTCGAGATATCGCTGGTAGTCTGCATTGAGTTCCTTCTCCTCCGCTTGCAGCCGCTCGGCCGTCGCGAGATCCGCTATCGCCGCAGGCTCATGTACGAGCACAAGCTCAAGCGTCGGAATCTCGTCATGCTCGATGCGTTCGGCTTTCTTCGTGAGCTCCCCCTGCTCAAGCTGCTTGTCCCTGATCTTCTGGATAATCGCCTGCTGCTCGTCGGCTTTCTTCCGCGCCTCGGCTGCCTTCGCTTTCAGCTCCTCGCCTTCGCCGATGAGCCCCTGGACGACATTGGCGAGATCGTTGACCGCGCCCTCAAGCTCGGCCTTTCGGCCTTCGAGGTCCGGCGCGTGTTCTACGTCTTCGGTGAGCGCTTCGATCTTGCCTTTGTCGCGCTCGGTCTCGGTCTCAATCGCCTTTGCCTTCTCCCTCGCGGTCTCGCTGTATGCCTGTAGGTAATCGAGCCCTGCAAGCTCTCGGAAGAGCGCCTTCTTCTCGCCTTGCGTTGCCGCTGAGAGATCAGGATTCCCCTTCGTCGGACGCTGGCTCACGAATGCGCTTCGGAGGTAGAGCGACAGCGAGCCGAAGAGTTTCTCGATCTGCTCGTCGTAGTCAGCCTTTCGGCCGTTGACGATCGGCTCGCCGTTTCGGTAGAGGTGGTAATCGACCGCCCCGCTCTTGTTCGCGCCATCGATCTGCAGGAGGGCCCGGTACTCGTCGCCTGTGCGCTCGTCGACGAACTTGAGATCACGGTAGGAATCGCGCAGGTAGAAGTGGTCCTGTAGCTTTCCGTCACGAGTGAGCATTTGCGAGTATGGGTGCATGTTCTCGATCAGCGTGGTCTTGCCTTCGCCGTTCGCGCCGATGAGCGCGACGAGTCCGGCGTCGTAGGAGCCGAGGTCGAGTGCGATCTCGTCTTTGTCCTGCCCCCGCTTCACGCCAATTGCGCCGCGGAGTCGAAGCGACTTGATGCGGATGTACAGACCATCTGAGGTGAGCCCTTGCCGGCGGGCGTCGGCCTCGAGCTGTTGCGCCTTTTCGGTGATAGTGCTATTCGGCGGCAACAGCTCCCCAGAGTTGAGCGAATAGATATCGAGTTTTGTCGTGAGGTCGTTCGCCTCGGTTATCTCACCCGCCCTCACGGTCTCGGTCGGAATCACGGTCGCCGTCACACGAGAGCCGGGAAGTGCGCCTGCAGCCAATAGCCGTTCGAGCGTTGCCTCGGCATTCAGGTCGCCAATTATAGATTTGTCACCCTTGACTTCAAGCCAGACCTGGAAACCGTCAACTTGGCCGTCTGGTTCGAATCGGTCCTCACCTTCGGGCCATGATGTGACAATCTTCTTCCTCGGAGCGTGGGGGAATGGCACTTCCTCCCACTCTATCGAGCCTGACCCATCGTCAGGGAATGTCGTATCACCGTAGAAGTTGACGACGCGAAAGCTCTTCTGATCCAACTCACCCCAGTTGACCGGAAAGCACGAGCCCGAGTAGTAGGCGGGAAGGTCGCCGATCTGTTGCGCGAGGTGAATATCCCCAAGAGCGTAGTAGTCCGCGCCGACGAGCGCGAGGTCATCACGTCCGATCTGGATTCCTCCCGGCCGCAACGTCTGACCGTTGGCGAGGCTTGACCCGGCGACCTGCCCGTGATAGACCATGAGACAAGGTAGGGATGCGTACTGCTTCCGAAGAGCGCCCAGCCCCAGGAGCATTTCGCGCATTCCATCGATTACGGCCTGGTTCGCCTCCTCGCGGCCCAGGCCCTTTTTGTCGGCGAGAAACCACTCTTTCGAGGGCTCGGGGAGGCCGAGGATAAGCATGACCGCCCTGCCTTTGCCTTCCTCTGTCTCCACACATTCCGGGTCCATTTCGACATATCCCAGGTCTGTGAGGAAATACGAATCGCCGGGATCTATGAGAGTGAAACCTCCAAGCGCCTGCAACGGCGCATAGCAGCCGAACACGTCATGCGTAGGCGTTCCTCTATCGCTGATGATCGGAGCTATCCTGATGAGTCGCCGAAATCTGTCGAGCAGATCCGGCAGCCCTCCGCGCTCGCTGTTCTGAATGCCGTGGTCGAACGTGTCGCCCGCGTTGACGATGAGATCCGGCTGCTCTCGCTCGCAGTAGTCGATGAGATAGTCGAGCGACTTGAGCGCGGGCTCGCGGTGCTCGGCCGAGTAGTGAAGGTCCCCGAAGTGGACCACTCTAATCGGTTTCATGGTTTACTCCTTTCGGCGAGCATTGCGTCGGCGGTTTCATAGGCAACGAGCGCCCACAACTCATTCAGCGTCATTTCCCTTTCCTTTGCTTCGGCCTCACAAGCATCGAGGCGCTTATCGGTCATGGTCGCCTGCATGACACCTATCAGCGCTTTCCCCGCGAAGTAATCACGGAGAGACGCGCCGCCCATACCGAATGGTATCGGGCTCTCGGGACCATTGCCGTGATCCACAAACTGTATAGGGAATGCCGGTCCTCCATCGTATTTCATCTCGCCGCTCCTTTGTCCGCGAAGTAGGCGTCGAGTTTCTCCACCGCCTCGCGTAGCTCGTTGTTCGTCGCCTTCTCGTTCGCGAGTAGGCCGTCGATCACCGACTTTGATTTCTTCGAGAGCGAGGATACGGTGCTGTACTCCTCGAGCTTCGTCACAAGCTCCATGCGCTCTTTGTCCTCGCCGGTGGGCTCGTCGCCTGTCGGCTGCTCTTCGGGCTCGGCGAATGGATCGTCCTCCGGCTCGTCTTCGGCCGGTGCTGCGACTTGGGATATCTCGTCGATCGGCTCGACGGTCCGCATCGGGCTC